TGCAAATTGGCGCTTTGAAACAAAAGAGGAATGTGGTAAAATTCTTCTTACTGGAGACTTAGCTCAGCGGGAGAGCATTCCCTTCACAGGGGAGGGGTCATGGGTTCAAACCCCATAGCCTCCACTAGATTATATTTAAAAAGTGCCTAGAAATAGGCACTTTTATTATATCCCGAATAACTTTGGGTGAAATCTTGGGCGAAATATTAGCTTTTTCGGTCATTTAAAGCAGATCTGCGGTCATCTTCTGATGATCGATCATAACTTACAGATGTACGATAACTGGCATGACCGAGTATATCCATTTGTACTCTGGCATCCGCATTGCGGATATCGTGCTTGAGAGAATGCCGGCACATATACATGTTGAACGTCACTCCTGCTTCTTTTGCGGTTCGGGCGATATAAGCAGACAATACTGTTATTTCAAAAGGTAAGCCGTCAAAGTCCAAGAACAGCTGCTCACTGCTGATATCATTCAGCATATTGGAAATAATCAGCATAAGTTCATCATCAATTGGAACTTTTCTGAGGCTCTGTGACGTCTTCAGAGAGACGATCTGACGCAATTCTGTTCTAGTTGAACCAATCCGCTTAGTAATTGATATATCCTTGCTGGACAGGTCTATATCGCTTCTGCAGAGTGCCATTACTTCTGATGGGCGGCACCCAGTATGGTACATGATCTGCAGCATATAGATTATTCTTGATTTTCGGTATTTGCCTTTATCATCCATCGTATATTTGAGCGACTGTTCAAGCCAATCGATATATTTATAAAAATCATCTTTTGAGATCAGAACATCTTTTTTAGGTTTTGCCGGTTTATCGTCCTTCGGAATTGTTACAGCCAAAGTCTTATCTGGAACATAAATATCCATCATTGCTGCAGCACGATAGATCTGCCGCCACTCTGACAGCAGCCTATGGCAAGCATCTGCACTGTGATCTTTGATGTAATCGTTGATGTTGGACTGGATATCTGCCGGCTTAATGTCCTTTATCTTTCGCTGCCCATATGACCGCATCCCGTCATAGGTCCGACTGTGCCTGATCCAGGTCTTAGCATTGATTGCAAACATGTCCTTGGTAGCGTCAAACAGCTCCTGTACGGTCATGTCGTGATTGACAAGGCAATCATTGCGGATATCATCTAAAGCTCTGTCACGCACAATGCAGGCGGCGCTCATGGCCATGGCGGGTGATCCGTAGTCTTTAACATTGATCGTCTGGCTGAAATCATGACCATTTTTGGCAATCCGCACTCTCAAATAATGATGGGATTCAGTAAGATCTTCAACAATGTACTTCTCATGTCTCAATTTCTTGACCATAAATGCATCGCCTCTTTCTTTTGACAACATTTTTCGCTGTTGTGATAGAATTAGGAATACAGAAAAACTATCACAAAGTTCTGTACCGGAATGCTCGTGCTCGAACACGGACGTTCTTTTAATTTTTCAAATTTGAAAATTGATAATAAAACGCATTGTTTTATGCAACAACTAAAGATTTTACTATTCTGGCTGTTTTATCCTCTCTTCACTGCAAAAATTAGATGGAAATCCGATTGATAACAGTATCGCTGATGTATTAGCAACTTTTAACTTGTTATTAAGCCTTTTTGCAGCACCGAGAGCTGTATTATAAACAATTGCAAATTGACGTTCAGTTAAGAACATTCGCATCATGATGAATGCATCATAAACACTTTGTTTTGCTGTATCTGCAGGAATATTAAATCTATTATGTATTTCTTTGAAATATGGGAATCCTGTTCTGAACTTTTCATCGAAAATCATATTATCATGTGCAAGTAAGTTGCGCATATCTTTAAAGTTTCCAAAAATCACATCAATGTTTTTGGGAGATAGCCTTATTACCTGACTATTGCCTTGATACTGATTTGTACTTGCTATTGTTCCAAGATCTTGTGCTATGCAATTTCTGATATTATTGCTTACCAAACTGTACATAGTTGTCGCTTGCCCGAATGTCATATAGTCAGAAAGCACCCAAAGAGGTAGATTTTTATGCTTTTTTAGATAATGCTTGATTGAATTATCATTAGGCAGATTAGAATACTTAGAAATTATCTTTCCTAAATCAGCTTGAAGCTTGACAACTTTATTTAGATTATCTTGTTTATAATTTGTCTGAATTTGATATGGATTTATTTCTGATTTGTATGCTTTAGAAAACTCATACGATAGAACCGACTTAAACATGTTTTCAATGCACAAAATAGATTTAAGAAATGAGCTCTTAAATTGGCTGTCAAATTGGTGTATAGATACTATTTCCAAAAAGTTGGCTCCATTAAGATAACAATCTAAAGGCGAACTATAATCTTTTAAGAATCTTCCGTAGCAGTTAACTACATTGTAATAATTGTTAATCAGCAGATATTTTTTTGCTTCTTGATCATTATCAAAGCAAATTCCTCTGCTTTTAAGAATGTTTAGCTGCTCGTCAATTGTTTTGAATGGTTTGTCCATTTTTAAATTTTCCATAACCCCCCAAATAATAAATAAAAAATTCCGTTCATAATGACACGGAACTTTTACGCGGCTGGCTCACATAGAGTACTACAACCGCTCTCGCACCATCATGATAGATGTAACATAACTTTTTGTCAAACTTTGAATTGCCTATTTACCTATTTTCAGTATTTCTTTCCCCAGGATCCGGAAGCATTCATTCTCCGGTTTGACTGGTATTGGAGCATATTTATCATTTGCTGGCAGCAGAAACACATTTCCTGCATTTCTTGAGAATTTCTTGCATAAAGCAATATTGTTATCTACACAGAAACAGCCTATCTGACCATTCTCAACAGCAGTAGTTTTTTCAAAAATGAGAAGATCTCCATCATTTATTCCGGCATCTATCATTGAGTCTCCAGAAGCATATTGGGCAAAGTAGTCAGCCGACTTGGACGGCAGCATAGCAACTGGAACTGATATATGGCCAACAACTGCATCGTCTACAAACAATCCAGTACCGCAGGACAGGTCACCATATATAAGGATCTCACGTACAGGCTCTGGTGATGGAAGGGGAATATCAACATTGTCATCATCAGATATTCCTAGTATTGCAATAGGGGATACTTTTAGAACTTCAGCGTATTTAGCTATCTGCGATCTTTTCATATCTTTAATGATTCCCGTTTCCCATTTTCTTACAGTACTTTTACCTACACCAACGTAATCTCCAACTTGTTCAAGAGTTAGTCCGAGTTCTAACCGACGCTTTTTAAGCTTTTCATTAAGATCCATATTTAACCTCCATTATCATAATAATGTGTGTGTGTCTTTTTAGCAACTGTAATTATCATAAATAATAACAAATGTGTCTTAAAGTGCTTTACAAAAACTATATCATTTGCTATATTAGAGGTGTCCTAAAAGACACATGGAAGGAGGCTATATGAATTGTAATGCTCTGAAGGCAAAGATGTTGATTAAGAATGTTAATGCTGATGAAATGATCAGCACATTGGGTATCAGCAGAAGTGCCTATTTTCGTAAAATGAATGGCACGGTTGAATTTACACGAGATGAAATCGAATCAATTATAAAGAAGCTTTCACTCAATTCTGAAGAGACCATGAACATTTTTTTTGAAAAGGAAGTGTCCTAAAGGACACGACACTTAAAAGTAAAGAAAGGAGAGTGATAAATATGGAGGACAGACATTTAATTGTTAGCAGCGATGAAGCAAATGATCTTAAAGAGAAGATTGCCGATCTAATAAATATACTGATCGACGACATAAGAGCGTTTGCAAATGAAAACACCGTTGTTGGAAACGGTGAGTTCTTATCGGCCTTGGTTGGTAGCACAACCGAACTGATGAAAATATACTTCGATTTACTTTGATTCTTCGGTAGGATCGGTTGTCAAGCCTTCAATTATCCGATGCATAAAATCAACTACTCTATTCCTTGCTTGCTTTCCATCAGTACAGCCAGTTAATAGACCGGATTCATTAGAACAAATTAAGTTTCTTCAGAAAGGAGAACGGAAATATGAAAGACGAATTTGAAAATTCTATTGAAATTATGAGCATCAAAAATAGGTTGTGTATTGATGAAATTATTTTAATAATTGAGTCAATAGTGCTGCTAGTGATATCAATAAAGCGATAGATGAAAAAATAGTGGAATTTTTTGAACTCTTAACTGTAACTGAGACTAATGATTTTTGCTGGTTAACGGTTTCTGTTTGCTGCTTAATCATTTCCACTTGCTGATTAGACATTCCTATTTGCTTGCTGCATCGTCCAAATGTAAATCAGCAAAATTAAAATTATCAGTCATTGTAATCACCTCTTCAAAATTATACGTCAGAAAGGAGAACGGAAATATGAAAGACTTCTATTCAGCAAGTGAGCTGGCTACCGAATGGCACTGCAGCATTCATAGAATTTGGGATCTAAATCGGTATGGACTGCTGCATGGCATCAAATTCGGCAAGGGATATGTTTATTCTAAAGAAACAATCCAGGAATGCTTTGAAAAATATAGAGGTTATGATCTCGGAAACATTGAAAAGATAAGAATTGCAAAGCAGTTGGAAACAAAAAAGGAGCACCAGTCTCGGCAGACAGTGAGTGCTCGATAAATTGATGGCTTTAAAAGCCATTTCCATTATATCAAAAGGAGAAAAAAATGGAAAACAGAATTATTGATGATGCAAAACTCGAAAGAGACATCAAGGTTGCTATTGTTGCTGCATTAATTGGGCTAGTTGATCTAGGCATTTGGATCGGAGGATTAGTTGGATGAATAGTTTAAATGTTGGATCTGATTATGCCAGGGCCAATAACATAACATCTGGTAAAGGAACAATGGTGGCAACAGTGGCAATGACTGTACAAGAATGTGAGGCGGTAATAGATCTGCTGGATTTTCAAAACAGCAAGATGCAAAACACTTGTGATGGCAACAAGCACTGCGAAAGCATCTGGAAATACTATAAAGGGCTCATGAACCGCAACATATCATTGAAAGCAAAAATAATGCGTGCGGAGGACTCAACAGTCAGAGTTAAAGGCAGCGAAAATAAATGGAATACAGATGCGAAACACATTCCATCTGATACTCACATTGTTGCTGAATTGGATGATCACACTATAACATCCGGAAGAATGCTCTTAATGCAGGACACAATGAGGCTTTATTTCTTGGGAGACAATCAGTGTCATCCTACTTGCTGGCATGATCCTAGCAGCATTGTTAGATGGTCACTATATCCGGCAAAGGAGACATCCAATGGCTGATCAATACATCGTAACCGTGCTGATCATTGCAATCGTTATAATGGCCGCCGCATTGATTACAATCGTCATGTTGATAAAGGGGCTGCAGAAGGACACTGAAGAGCTGGAAGAAACGGCTCACGAGTTTGATGAATACAGAAAAGAGCAATCGCTTCTTTCAAACGATTGTGGCAATGCAATTAGAGATATAAATGAAAGAATTAACACGCTGGAAAAGCTCCACTGCGGAGATCTGATCCGCTTCAAGGCGAATCAAGCAAACTTCGATAAAATGCGCATGGATCCAAATAAGTTTAAACATGCTAAGAGGCCATTATGAGTAGAACAATCAGCGCATATGCAGTCAAGCGATGTCCTGTTTGTGGAAAATCAATTGGTCGAGCATTGGTAGACTGGGAAAATAAAGGGGATGGCATGCATCGTGTATATGTTGAATGTCCTATGTGTAGAGCAAGGACAAACTCATATGCCAATCAGAACCTCGCTATTGAGTCCTGGAACGATGGAAATGTATCGACTAATAGAACATACCAAGAGAGCCTGATTGGCTTCCTGGAGGTTAAGAATGGCTAGCAAGGTGAGCAAAGAGGTTAACAGGGATACAGTGATCAACAAATGTTCAGATCAAGTCATTGCAATTGCTAAACGGCATGATCTGACTATTGACGAAATGATGATGGTTATGCGCAAGGCGAGGAAGGCAGCAGTATCAAATGCAAAAGTATAGAAAGGTATGTTCTGGACAAACGGCCTTCTGAGCCTTCTTGCCTTGTAGGAAGGAGGAACAAGAACAATGGCAGAAAGAAGGATGTTTGCCAAAACGATAGTGTTCTCCGATGAGTTCTTAGACATGCCGCCAACGTCAAGGTGTCTTTACTTCACGTTGGGAATGGTCGCGGACGATGATGGTTTTATTAACAATCCTAAGTCAGTGATGCGCCAATGTGGAGCATCAATGGATGATCTTAAGATTTTGATCACCAAAAAATTTGTATTAATATTTGACGATGGAGTTGTCGTCATCAAACACTGGAGGATCCACAATTTCATTCGTAAAGACACATATTCAGAAACAAAATATAAAGATGATAAAGCACTATTAGAACTGGATGAAAACAAGGCATATTCCATGAATATTGAGCCTCGTCAACGTCCCGTCAACGTCCCGTCGACACAGGTTAGGTTAGGTAAGGTTAGTATAGGTAAGATAAATACAAAAGATATACCGGCCGATGAATCGTCCTTATCTGTAAAAAAAAATATTAAGCATCGATATGGACAATATAAACACGTAATGCTGACTGATATCGAGCATAAAAAACTGTTGAAAGATTATGCTAACGCAGAAGAATGTATCACATGGTTCGATGAATACATCGAAATGAAAGGATACAAAGCCAACAGTCATTATCTAGCGATCAGAAAGTGGGTTGCAGGAGCAGTTGAGAAAGAACATGAAAAGCGCAATCATGGCTATAATTGCTCGTCCCGCAAATCAGCAAAAATAGAATTGCCGGAGTATATGAAACAGCAGCGGACAAATGGTCTCCCTGCAGAATCTCCAGCAACAGATAAGCAGATTGCAGAGCTTAAAGCAATGCAAAAGCAGATTAAGGACAAGAACAATGGTTGAATTATCGATTTTACAAGCAGTTGTATATGCAATTCTTATATTCCTGCTTGGAGCTCTCATTGGAGCTGTTCTAGCAATCTTGATGGTTGCGTCTGGTTCTGATCATAGCAGAGATATTCTGGATAGTGGCGAGTACGCAGACAGGATCAGAAAAATGAAATGAACAGTATTATGGGATTTTTAGAAACAATGTCGAAGGTATCAGTTGTAATCATCCTTTGGATGAATATCAAGGATATTGAAAATATCGAACATCAAATAGACTCAATTGTTGAGCAACTATCAGTAAGAGATTTTGGCAACACCGAAAAAAGAAAGAAGAAATGAAATGGCAAAAACAACATATTCAGTTTTGCAAAGGGCAGTTAAGGAATACGGGAACGATGAACAGATGAGAATGGCCCAGGAGGAATGCTCTGAGCTGACAGTCGCTCTGTCCAAATATCACAGATCCGAGATCAGTGGAGACAAACGTAAGTTTAACCGTGCTGCAGAATCTGTAATCGAAGAAGTAGTAGACGTAGAAATCATGTGCAGACAAATGCACATCATTCTTGGAAACGAAGATGCGTTCTCAACAGTTAGAGATTTCAAGCTGAACCGACTCGAAGAAAGATTGAACAAGCTGGAGAGCAAAAGAAAATGACACAATTGATTCCTGTAGATCATATCGTCAGCAACCCAAACAATCCTCGTAAGGACCTAGGAGATCTCACTGATTTGACTGCCAGCGTCCGGCAGAATGGGATCCTGCAGAACCTGTCTGTTGTACCTATTGGAGACCATGTGAGAAACGTATCTACTGGAGAGACAGATGGCAAAACATACATGGTTGTAATTGGCCACCGCCGGTTAGCGGCTGCTCGCGAAGCTGGTCTTACAGAGGTCCCATGCGAGATCATGCAGATGTCCGAAGCAGACCAGATGACGACAATGCTTACGGAAAACATGCAGCGCAATAATCTGACAAAATTTGAAGAAACATCTGGCATCCAACAGGCGCTTAATCTAGGGCTCACAGAGAGCGAAGTTGCTTCTAAGGTAGGATTAAGCAAGGCAACTGTTATCAAGCACAGGAAGGCAATGAAAGTTGGCGCAGATATGGTCAAGAGAGCATATGCTCACGGAGCAACTATTGATCAGCTGATTCAGCTAGCAAAAATTGATGATGAAAATGACAAAGAAAAATGTGCTAAGTCTTTTGGATCATACAACTTTGACTATGAGATTGATTATGCGCTGAAGAAGCAAGAGTGGAAGCCAAAGAAGGAAGCAATCATCAAAATCTTAAAGGAAGAATTAGGCGCAAAGCCTGGCAAACGGCGTTGGGGTGAAGGAAAAGAAATCTGCAGTGATGAAAATATCAAGCTTCCTAAAAGCAAGGGAAAGTATTTCTATTTTGCTGGTGAAGTTGGAACTGTATACCTTTATAGCGGAGAAGAAAAAAGCCAGAGCAGCAGCCACCAGAGTAAAGTATCAAAAAAAGACGTTGAGCGAGAAAAAGAACGTGTAAGCAAAATGGATGAAGCATTTAAAATTGCTGCTGATTTAAGAATCAAGTTCTGCAAAGAGTATTTCAATAGGTCAAACATTCAGGTAAGCAATATTATGATGCGTCGGATTTTGAATAGATCGATACATCAGAGTTTACCGGACGAAAATATATTTGCGGAAATTGTTGGAAACGAAGGACAGTACGATGGAAGAACTGATGATGCAATTGCATCAAAACCAGTAAATAATTTGATGATAGCAATGCTATTTTCAACGTATGATATTAACTCAGTTATGATCTGCACGAGTTTATACAATGGATATACATATCGAAAAGATGATGGCGATACAGAAATGTATGCTATGCTCTGCGAATTTGGATATCAAATGTCTGATGTTGAAAAGGAGATGTTAGACGGAACGTGGGACTTATTTGATGTTCATGCGGCTGGAAGGAATAACAATGAAGTCTGAGTGGATCAGTGTCAATGCAGCTAAACCGAAACCGGAAACAAGAGTCCTCGCTTGCACTGATGGAGGAAACGTCATAACTGCAATGTATGAAGATGGAAATGTTTCCGAAAATAAAACAATCTTCGGATGGGAAGGAATAGACTGGATAGAAAAAGAAGATGGCCTATATATTCCTGAAAGCTGGTATGAGTATTCGGAATTCATAGATTATGATGACAACATATTTCCAGTATACGAAAAGGTAGTTGCTTGGATGCCGCTGCCCGAAAGGTATGAACAAAATGAGTAAATACAATGGATCCAAAAAGGCTGCCAAAACAAAAACTGTGCCTAAGGGAATGCCAAAACGATTAGATAATCCAAATGATGATTATCAGCGCAAAACGTCAACTAAGATGGGCAAGCAGACTATGTGGTATCTCACAAGAGCTGATTTTGAAAAGGTGCAGAGAGCCTGCCTTGTTCATCTGCAGAAGGCTAAGAAAGGATCTAACAATGAGTATCGATGGGAAAGAAATTATCTGATCCTGATGGTGGGAGTGAACATGGGCTGCAGAACGACAACAGTTCTGGAGATAACTCCTCGTTTGTATGCAGGAGGCAAGTTCTATGTTCGCGAGCACAAGACTGGAAAGACTCAGAACTATGAGCTCAAACCAGAGATCTACAAACTGCTGAATGATTTCTCAAACAAATATAAGTTTACAAAAGACGAGTACATATTCAGGACACGGATCGACTCTGCAAACAAGCCGCTGACGCGTGAACAGGCATGGCGCATTGTTAAGGGCCTTGCTGATGAGGCTGGCATTAAGTATAACGTTGGTGCGTACAGCCTCCGCAAATCGTTTGCTAGATGGCTGTACGATGACACACACGATATCTTCAAAGTAATGAGAGTGATGCAGCATTCGGATCCAATTATTACTGCGAGGTACATTTGCCTTGAAGAAGAAGAGGTGATGAAGATCCGCGAAAGTATCCTATATGGATTCGATAATTTCAAAAACGTTTAACATAGTTAGTTATGTTAAATGAAATATTAGAAGATTGTTATAAACGATTGTTGTTAAGCGATAAATACAAACAATCAGCAGATGCAAAAGATGTTACTTAACTGTAGTTCTGTTGCATGATTTGGTACATTGGAAGGGTAAGAAATGACACACAAAAAGCATGTTCATAACCGAGTCAAACGAAACAAAATGTATAGGTATTGCAGATGGAAACATATTACCGAAAATGAATATAGATACTATATGATGCAAAGATCTGCTGCCAAGTTGTATAGCCGTTCTCCAATAGCAGATATTGATTTTGATGATATGTTAAATGCTATATATGAAACCTATCATGTGATTAAAAACGTGATGATGGATCTATCAAGGAATCTGTCAAATGCATTACAGAACATGCAGTTTTAGATGATAGATATTAAGTGCAAGAAAAGGGGATAGCATGACCAAAGAAAAACTGGAATCATATGTTGGACTTGTTAAAGAGATAAATGCTCTTCAGCTTCAGATCAAGACACTATACAGGCCAATTAAAAGTCCAACATCCAGTGAGTCTCATTCCTCAACTCCAGGAGATCCTACTGCAAAGGCGGCAGACAGAATACTTGATTTAAAATTTAAAGTTGATCAAGAGATTGACGCACTGGCAAACCAAGCAAAAGAGATAGAGGATTGGCTTATCACAGTTGATAACCACGATGTTACGGCAATCATCAGGTATCATTATATTAGCGGCATGACATGGGCAGAGGTCGACTATGCAATGTATTCAGGCGGTGATGGGAGCCACAGCCGCCGTAAGTTCAACAAGTTTATGAAGGATTTAAGCTAATGCTTTCCCTTATGGGTTAGCATTTTTTATTGCCGCAAATGTCCGCTTTTGCCTACATATGCACACATATGTCCGTAAATGACCGCAAATGTCCGTTGATGCACACATTTGTACTCTTGTTACCGGCCATATAAAAGATATTATTAGAGTTGAAGAAAAGGCACAGAGAGATCTGCGTCCTTTTTCTTACGGCAGCGGTTAAACCTGTCATATATGATTTCCCCCTCTACCGCTGCAAGAATATAAACAGACAATATGTCTGGAGGACAATATAGGTAATGCTTAAGCTCTGTGCAAAATGTGGAAAGCCGATACCTTATGGTCAGAGATACTGTAAGGCTTGCGCAAAGAAGTATGCTGCAGACAATGTATCGAGAAGAAAGGAATGGAAGAGGCATGTAGATCCAGGTGCTAAATCCTTTTACAACTCGAATGATTGGCGGCTAGCAAAGTCAAGGTACTACCATTTGCACGGCGGCTGGTGCATTGACTGCCTGAACGAGTACAGGCTTGGGCTGAGAAACAAGAAAGACGTCAACCCAGCTACAGAGATTCACCATATAGTGCCTATATCTATGTCGTTCTTCGGCCGTCTTGACCAGGATAACTTAATAGGATTGTGCCATGGCCACCATGATATTCGGCATGGGCGGAGAAAGCCGTACTTCAAAGAATATGACATGTATCAGCAAGACCACTGTGGGAAACCAGGGGGGTATGTTGAAAAGTTTTAGGCGCCGTGGAAGAACGGCGCACATGAGGACAACGTGTAAAGGCTCCCCGATCAGAAATATCCCAGATTAGGATAAGGAGGACATATGCCAGCAAAAACAGTTGCTGTTGAGAAGACAAAAAAACATCTATCAAAAGCTCAAATCCAGGCAAAAAAAGCAGTGAAAACGCGAGTTAAGGCACTGAAAAATGCAATTGAACCACCTGACTATTTAACGAGTGATCAGAGAAAAGAATTTGATGTTGTAGTTGCATTGCAGGCAAAAGTTGGTCTTGTGTCAGCACTTGATGTAGACACAATAGCTTCATATGTCATATCCAGGGACAATTACTATAAAGTATCGGCGCAAATGAATGAACTGTCCGTAACATCTGATGCATATGGCAAAATATCGCGGCTGCAGGACCGCTATTTCAAGCAAATGCGGGCCACGCAGAATGCGCTTGGAATGTCTCCAGAGTCTCGCAACAGGCTATCAGTGCCAAGCGTAGATCCAGTCCTTGATACTGAAAAAAAGGTAAACAAGTTTGACAAGTTCGTTGTATCGCACTGATCCAGTTACTGCATATGCAAAGGATGTCGTTGATTGCAAAATACCGTCTAATAGATACCATTATTTGAGCTGCAAACGACACTTAGATGATCTCAATATGCAAGATACGAAAGATCTTCCATACCACTGGGACAGAAAGATGAGCAATCGAATTTTAACATTTGCGAATGAGCTTACTCTCATTGAAGGGAGCGCTCCTAGGCCTCTGAAACTGCTGCCAAGCCAAGCGTTTGATATTGGATCACGTTTTGGATGGATGGATAAGCGCAATAACAGACGTTTCAGGCGTTCGTACAAATCTATGGCACGGCAAAATGGTAAGACCATGGAAAACGGAATCATGGGAGTTTATATTTCAGCGTTTTGCGGTTACAACGAAGGAAAACTATTTACTGCAGCAACAAAAAAGCGCCAGGCAAAATTAGCCTGGACCGAAATGTCAAACTTCATTAAAGGCGATCCTGATCTGTTATCCAGATTTACAATAAAGGACTACATTGCGACGATTATAAGCAAAGATACAAACTGCACGATTGAAGCACTGTCCAAAGAGGGCGGTCTTGATGATGGATTTAGATCAATATATGCATCAATCGATGAACTACATCAGCACCCAGACAACAGTGTCTACAAAGCGCTTTACAACGGGACAATGGCATTGCCGGAAACATTGATATCAATGATTACAACGCGAGGAAAACAAAAGAACAGCTTTTGCCACGACATGGATAAGCTAGCAATTGGAGTCCTGACAGGATCAGCTAAGCTAGATGATTTTTTTGTAGATATTTATTGTTTGGATGAAGGCGACGATAGATTTGACAAAAATTTATTTTGGAAAGCCAATCCTTATTTGAGCACTACAAAGGAAGGCATGGGTAACTTGGTTGGCGCAATGAACTCTGCACGGCAGGTCGGAGGATCTGATCTTTCTGACTATTTCCAGAAAAATCTTAATCTATGGTCAGAAGAGTTTGACCGTAAGTTCGTTGATTCATCCGCCTTCGAACACTCGGCGTGTGATTTAAAATTAGAAGATATGCGTGGAAACGAAGGATATCTTGGCTTGGATTTTTCGAGCGGAGGAGACCTTACTTCTATTCATATTGAGTTTCCACAGACTGATGGGACATTCTATGAATGGTCTCATAGTTGGATGCCAAGGGGCCGCCTGGAAGAACATATACGGTCTGACGTTGCTCCGTATGATATATGGGAAGAGTCCGGTCAGATAACTGTTACAGGTGGAGAGACCGATTTTAAAAATGATTACAGTTTCATCTTCAAAATGCTGCGGGACCTAATATCAACATATGGATTCAAACTGTCAGCAATCGGTTTTGATCCGCATAATGCCGATGGCGTTATGAAAGATCTCGAATCATTTGGGTGTCCGCTGTTGGAGATAAAGCAGAGCTGCAGATTTCTTAACGATGCCACCGTAGATATTCAGCTTCTTGTTAAAAGTGGGAAGGTTAAATATAACGCTGATCAGCAACTGTTCCGCTGGTCTGTGGTTAATGCGATTACAGTTGCGAATAGTTTTGATGAAATCAAGATAGACAAAATGCCTAATGCGCGAACACGGCGTATTGATCCAGACGATGCCTGGGTAGATGCACATACAGCATATTTGAAATTAGGAAAAGCGAAAGTGAATGCAGCTAGTTCACTGGAACGTTTCTTAAACATGGATATATAGGAGGGCTTATGGGACTGCGAAAAAAGATAAGCAATTTAATACATGGAAATAAGTCAAAATCTGCATCAGTTGTCTCTGACTCTATGCAGAGCTGGATGGAGTTCTTAGGGATTGCAGATACAGATAAATCTGCATTGTCTGAAGCAACATATTTTGCATGCCTTAAGATTCTTTCAGAATCAGTCGGCAAACTTCCACTTAAACTGATTCAAAACATTCCAGGACAAGGATCAAGAGAAGCGTATGAAGATCCTTTATACAGAGTCCTGAAAACTAGGCCAAATCCATATATGACCGCATCAACATTCTGGTCTACAGTCGAAATCAATCGAAGCCATTACGGAAATGCGTACTGTTTAATAACAGGAGCCGGTAAGACGATGCAATTGTGGATCTTGCCATCACAGCAGGTCCAGATCTATTACGATGATCAAAAACTGCTTAGTAATGTTCCTGACATTTGGTATATTTACAACGTTGGCGGCAAAAGATATAAGTTTGGGTCAGAACAGATACTCCATTTTAAGACCGCAACAACGTTTGACGGCATTGTTGGGCTATCAGTTCAAGAACAATTGGCGAGCTCGATCAAAGGAAATATTAATGCGCAGAAGGTAGTCAATGATTCCTATGAAAATGGAATGTCTGCTCATAATGTTGTCACTTATACGTCTGATTTGAGTGATGAGCAGGAACGCTTGATGCTGTCTAAAATTGAAAAATATGCAACGGGAAGGGCGAGCGTCAAAACACTTATTCCGCTGCCACAGGGAGTCAGCATCCAGGCGCTGGCACAGAACAAGCTGGCTGACAGCCAGTTCTTGGAAATAAAAGAATATACTGCGTCACAGATCTGCGCTGCCTTTGGCATTAAGCCATATCAAGTTAACGATTTGTCTAAGAGTTCATACTCGTCAGTTGAAGCACAAAACCTGGCATTCTATACAGATACATTGCTTTATATCTTAAAGCAGTACGAAGAAGAGATTGAATATAAATTGATAACATCAGAGCAGATGGCAAATGGGTTCCGGCCAAAGTTCAATGTCAACAGTGTGCTGAGAGCTGATTCTAAGTCGCAGATGGAGTATTTAGTATCTGCGGTTGGATCGTTCGTGCTGACGCCGAATGAAGCTAGAGACTATCTGGACCTGCCACACAAGGATGGTGGAGATCAGCTGATTGGCAATGGAGCAACGATTCCGCTTGCATCAGTTGGCAGCCAATATAAAGGAGATAAATAATGAGCGGTCATGTAAAAAAAGTAGTTGCAAATAGCACAATTGAAAAATCTGCATTGATTAAGACATTGAAGATTACAAAGGATGATTTGAAGAAAATTAATAGTTATACAATGAAGGACTTAACTGCTGAAGATGTATTTACTTTTAAGCTAGCAATGGAGAACAATTGTGTTGATCGGCAGTATGAAAGCATGTCGGACGATAGTCTCACTGCATTATCAAATGCATTTATTGGACGGCCACTGATCAAAAACCATGACTGGACCGACGTAGACAATGAAGTTGCACGTATTTATGACACACAGATTGATGAGTCTGATTCAGAGCTGAACGAGCAAGGCAATCCTGTAAAAACGCTAGTTGCAAAGCTGTATATGGTGCGGACAGACAGCAACAAGGATCTTATTTCGGAGATCCAGGCAGGTATCAAAAAGGAATGCAGTGTTGGGTTCTCATGCAAATCTCTTGTCTGCAGCATTTGCGGAGTAGACAACATGAACGATGGAATATGCAAGCATTTCCCTGGAAGAGTGTATGACGGAAAGACGTGCACGTTTATGATAGACAACATTGAAGATGCGTATGAAGTATCTTTAGTCACTGTTCCGGCTGTTAAAACAGCTGGAGTAACTAAAAGCTTAGAAGCAATGAAAAAGGATATCGCAGATGATCCAGAAAGCGAAGGCGAAGAGCAACAGCCAGTCGAAAAACAGGCAGAAGAGCCTAATGGAAAATCTGATGATATAAGCCTGGCGGTCGAAATCGCACAGGCAAGAGTCGACTTATTAAATGAGTCGGCTTTTTGTTCGGAAAGTAAGGAGGAAAAAAACTAGATGAACAAGAAAATGCGCGAGCTGCTGGCCGCAATGCAGAAGCATTTGGACGCAGCAAAGGGCCTGAGCGATCAGTCAAAGGCTGATGAGGCTCAGAAGGAAATGGATGCCTACAACGAAAGTGCAAAAGCATACGCTGTAGAGAAAGCCATCTACACAGCTGAAGCAAATGCACCAACAGATGAACAGATTGAAGAAAAGGAGAATAAGGCAACTAAAGGACAGGAATGCAATCCATGGGTTGTTATGGCAAAGTATCTGTCGCATAAGGACCTTACGGAAACTGAGCGTAAGTCAATGAACTGGTCTGCGTCAGATGATGGTCTGAATGCTATTGTACCAACAGAAATTAGCAACAAGATCAATGAGCTGCGGAAATCATATGTTCAGCTACGCGACATTATCAATGTTGAAACAACATTAGCACTGACCGGAACTGCTGCAGTAGAAGACTCCACTGGAACGTTTACTGGTCTGGTTGAATTTGAAGATGGTGGTGACCTGGACTCTAAAGAGGCTCCAAAGCTCAAAAATGTTAAATGGTCCATCAAGCATTATGGCAAACTGATTCCGATTGGAAATATCTTACTTGGCGCAGAACAGGTCGAGCTTATTGCTTACTTAAATCGTTGGTTTGTTAAAAACGCAGTCCTCACAGAGAATGCTAAGATCATTGCTACTCTGAAAGATGGAAAAACGGCTGTTGCTTGCACTGGCTGGAAAGCACTGAAGAAGGCTATGAACAAGGATCTTGATCCAGCTGTTAAGATCGATGGAAACATTGTTACAAATTCTACAGGATTTGCGATGCTTGATGATGAAGAATTTAAGGATGGCAGACCAATTCTGCAGCCGAACCCTACCGATGCATCCGTTAAAATGTTTAATGGAATGAATGTATTTGTAATTAGTGATGCAGAATTGCCGATGATTGATGCTACTCATGCTCCTATGTTTGTAGGATCTGAAAAGGCTGCTGTTACAATGAAGCTTTATAAAAATCTCGAATATGCTACGTCTGATCAGTATATGTTCGGCAAGAATAGCAACTGCATGAGAGTCATTGAAGGATTCGATCTGGTAAAAACAGATGATACTGCGTATGAGTATGTATCGTTTGCTAACTCGTCTACAACAACAGCCTAAATGATAGGAGGATACTATGCTGACAATTGACGAACTGGCTAATTACATCGTCCTTGATATAGATGAAGGGTCAGAAGATCCGGATGACATTAAAACCGTTAAACGTTTAAATGCTCTAATTAAGGTTACGGATGAATACGCCAAATCTGCAGTATCAGCTGACTATCCAGATGATGACTACCGCGTCAAAGAGGCTCAGCTGATCTTAGCAGATGATTTATATTCTCACGGGAATGCTAGGTCTGACCAAGCAACTGCTCGTATCAAAGAAATAGTCAAATCAATGTTAGATCAAGTGAGAAATGATCTTAGAGGTGAATCTGATGCTACGAGTTAACATACAAAAACAGGATCCCGACACAGAAGACTGGAGCCTTTACAAAACGTTTCATACCGTTAGTGAAAACAGAACCGGTAATAGCGAATATTCTATTGCTGGTTCTGAATTTTCTTCGGACATGATTACGCTCAAGTTTCGATACTCAAGTGCAATGTCAAAGCTCGATGGCAATACGCAGATTTACAGAGCAATGATTGGCGGAAATGTTTATGATATCAAATCATATGATGACATCGAGTATAGGCATCAGTTTATTAAACTCGTTGTGAGAAAACTCTATGCCTAATTCTATTACAGCAGATCAATTCTCTGACGAATTTATGAAACTAATGGGTGGTCAAGAACCACTGGTCAGAAAGATTGCATCCGAAGAAGCGAAGAAATCAGCACAAAATTTAGTTGATGAAACTAAATCTGCCGCGCCTAGGGAAGCAAAAAACAGTAAAAGGTCAGGGAAATACGCAAAACATATTGCTATGAAAGAAATCAGCACGAATCCGCTGGAAGTTGGCTGGCAATGGTATGTTAAAGCTCCAGATTATAGGCTTACTCATCTTCTGATCAACGGACATATGACAAGGAATGGACATATGACGAAAAAGGAAGATTTTCTCACAGAGCCTACGAAAAAGAATGAAGAAGAATTCTATAAAAACATGAAAGAGAGGATTGAAAAAGGTGTCTAGTTTATACGATTTATTGAAGCTAGCAGGATTAAACATCAAAAAAAATAACAATATCAAGCCTACTCTGCCATATGGAATATACACAGAAGACGTATCTACATTTGGAGCTGATGACCATCCAGATCTATTGGCGAGCACTGACATCACTATTCTGTGGGCTGCAGAAAAAATAGATTTTGCTAATGAGGCATTGATTGAAAACTGTATTGTGTCAAAAGGGCTCAACTACAGACGTACTAGAGATTGGCTAGATACTGAAAAAATGTATCAGACAACTTATGATATATCGCTTTATGCGAAGAAAGGATGACAATAATGGCTGCAAATGATGAACGTATTATTTTAGGATCGGCTGATGTGTACATTAAACTTTTAGCCGATGGAGCACTGCCAACGATTGAGGACTTGTGTAAGGACGAGAACCGTTTGGCATATATCTCTGGAGGAGCATCAATCGATTATAAGCCGACCTATTACACAGCAGAGGATGATCGTGGGATTGTTGTTAAAAAGATCCTTACAAAAGAAGAGGTTACTCTTAAAACAGGAATCTGCACGTGGAATGGAAACAAGATTAAGTATTTATCAGATACCGCAACAGTCACAACTGACGCAGATAAAAAGCTCAGAGTTGTCAAAGTTGGTGGAATTAAAAACTACAAAGGTCAGACATATGCTATTTGCTTGCACCATGTAGACGCTATTGACGGAGACATTTGGGTTATGATTGCCGGATCTAGTGAATCAGGATTCTCACTTAAGTTTGATCCAGCTAAGGAAACAACTTGTGACGCTGAGTTTAAGGCAGCTCCACAGGACGAAAACGGAACCCTTATTACGTATCAGGAAGAAACTAAGTAGGATTTAAGTGGAAAATAAGGCAGGGAAATACTCTGCCTTTTTTGAAATAGGAGAAAACTATGGCAATGAGCTTTAATTTTAACAATATCAAACGGCGCTACTGGAAAGTCACATTGAAAGATAACAGAAGTCTTACTGTAAAAATGCCGACCAAAGAGGTGTTTGATGCAATGGCAAAAATTACTGGTGAGCAAAACAGCGGATTAGACATTGATCTTCAGATGGATGAGATCCATTCTATTTGCTGCTCGATTATCAACAACAACATGGAACGAGTTGTTTTGAAACGTTCTGATTTTGATGACTACGATCTTGAAGAGTCGATGTCATTCATTACAGAATTCAGTACATTTATATCATCACTCCAGAATGACCCAAACTAACAATCCCCTACTATCCAGGGGGGATACAGCCTGAATCAGAGCATCAAATTATATACAAAGAAAATACTCAGCTTGAAAAGCTTGTCATTGATTATACAGGGCTGAATCTAGTGCAGATTCAGACAATGCAAATTGATGATTTTTTATATTTAGCACGTGATGCATACATCAGAGAGCTAAATGAATCGGATCAAGGACGTGAATATTTGGAAAATTGCTGGAGATTGGGTCAAACAGAACCGGATAGAGAAAGCATAAGATCCCATTTCAAAAAAGTAAAAAATAGTAGAAAGGAGAGCAACAATGTCTGACAAAGTGAAGGGAATTACAGTTAAATTTGGCGGAGACACAACGGAGCTGTCAAAAGCATTGAAACAAGTTGAGTCTGAGTCAAAAAGTATTCAGTCACAGTTAAAGGCTGTCAATGCAGCGTTAAAACTGGATCCAAAGAATACTGAATTGGTCAAGCAAAAGCAGGAGTTGCTCGCATCTGCTATTCAAAAATCAAAAGATAAATTGAGCATATTGAATCAGGAACAGCAAAAGCTTCAGGACATATCTGCAAAGGGCGGAAAAGTATCTTCACAAGCAATGGGGACCGTTTCTGCATCTATTCAGAGCACAAAGAATGAGATCACAAAGCTCCAAAAAGAAATTGATAGTTCTAACTCAAAATGGAACAAGTTTTCTGAATCAGCTAAAAAAGTATCGGAAGATGCTGGGAAAACTGGAACAGCACTGACAAAAGGAGTAACTGCTCCAATTGTTGCAGCCGGTGTTGCAGGTGTTGCATCTTTTAAGTCAGTCGATGATGGAATGGATATCATCGTTGAAAAAACAGGAGCTTCTGGCGATGCTCTGGAGGGCCTTGAAGATGTTGCAAAAAACATTGCAACGGAGATCCCTACTGGATTTGAAGAAGCCGGAACTGCTGTTGGTGAAGTCAACACTCGTTTTGGACTAACAGGTGATGCGCTCAAGTCTGTGTCAAAGCAATTTATTGAATTTGCAAAGGTTAACAATACAGATCTAAATGGATCAATTGGTAATACGCAAAAGATTCTTAGCCAGTACAACATGGATGTATCCGATGCAGGCAATCTATTAGGACTGTTTACATCTGTATCGCAGAAAACTGGAGTGTCTGTAGACGATTTGATGAATTCCATTCAGACGAATGGAGCTACGTTCCAGGAAATGGGCCTATCTGCATCCGATGCTGCTGTTATGATCGGAAAATTCGAGCAGAATGGTCTTAACGCAGATCAGATGCTTACTGGTCTGAAGAAAGCGGCATCTAATTATTCAAAAGAAGGAAAGAGCATGAGCGAAGGTCTCAATGACCTTATCAGCAAACTGCAGGATTCTTCAACAAGTTCATCAGCTACTGCTGAAGCATACGATATTTTTGGATCAAAAGCCGGACTTGCGTTTGTCAATGCAGCTAAGGCTGGCAAGATTAATCTGTCCGATTTGGGAACAACATTAAGTGACTATGGGTCGACAGTAGACGATACATATAAAGGAACGATTGATGGAATTGACGCTCTGACAACAGCAGGAAATGCTGTTAAGGAAGCATTCGCTGCCATAGGATCGGCAATTGGAGAAACTGTTGCTCCAATGCTCTCATCTGTCGCTGGATTTGCAAAAGACACTGCTAACTGGTTTGAAAAGCTTTCGCCTGATATGAAAAAGACGATTGTACAGATAGCACTCGTTGCAGCCGCAGTTGGACCTGTATTGCTAGCAGTAAAAAAGGTAACAGGATGGGTTGGAAATTTAAAAGCAGGAATATCACTTCTTTCCAGCCCAATCAGCATTACAGTTCTTGCTATTGCCGCTGCCACTGCTGCAGTAATCTATCTTTGGAATAACTGCGAATGGTTCCGAAACATGGTTACTAAAGCGTTTCATGTAATACAGCAAACGGCTGCCGTAGTATGGCCATATATTCAAAGCATAATTACATCTGTCTGGAATGTAGTTTCTGGAATCTGGAATACTTGTGCTCCATTTTTTAAGAAGATGTTTCAAGTTATATGGAATGTAGTGTCAACAGTATGGCCATATATTCAGAATGCGATTGTGGCTGTGTGGAATACTGTTTCTTCAATTTGGAGTGCTTGCGCTCCATTCTTTGATGGAATGTTTAAAGCAATAAATTTAACAGTAGGAATTGTATTCGCAATTATTGGATCTGTAATAACTACGTGCTGGAATACGGTTAAGGCTGTGTGGGACTTTGCATCTCCATTTTTCGAGGCATTGTTTAATGGCATATCTGCTGTTGCATCGCCTATTTGGGATGCAATATCGTCGTTCGCAACTGGAGCCTGGGATGTTATTTCATCCGTCTGGAATGGCGTTTCTGATTTCTTTTCAGGAATATGGAATGCGGTTGCGTCTCCGGTCGAAGGAATTTGGAGTGGTATAGAAGACACGTTTTCTGGAGCAATCGATTGGATCAAAGGACTGTTTAACTTTGATTGGCATTGGCCGTCAATCCCACTGCCGCATTTTTCGATGGATCCGCCAGATTGGCAGATTACAGATATGTTTTCTGGATCATGGCCATCAATTGGGATTGATTGGTATGCAAAGGGTGCTATTTTAACTGCTCCAACTATATTTGGATTAGGCGGCAGCAGTCTCAAAGCTGGCGGAGAAGCTGGACCAGAAGGTGTTTTACCGCTTAACGAGTTTTACAATAATTTGCATGATTATGTAGCCGAGGCAATAGACGCGACAAGAATTGTTGTCCAGTCTGGATCCACTGCAGAAGGGCAAGGAGGATTTGTGCAGAACAATGCATATTATTCTCCAAAGTCACTCGATCCATCCGAGTCTGCTAGGCTAACGCGTCAAGCAACACAGCTTATTATCCAAAAAATACGAAAGTAGGATAGAAAAATGTCGATTAGAGTTAACTGCAAAAATGAAAACGACGTATCAATTGATTTCACGTCGACAGCGACTGCCGAGTATTTTTTGGAGGAGCTCGACGGAGCTTACACCGTTAGCAATAACATATCATCGTCTGACAACACTATGACAGATGGATCCGTTTATCAGGGATCAACTACAAAAACAAAAAACATTGTTGTTAAGGGCTTTATAGACAGAAACTACGTTAAGGCTAGAAACAATTTATATGTGGTTTTTAAACCGAAATCAGTTGGGACGTTAAAATATTATGAGGATGATGAAATACGTGAAATAGAATACAGAGTAGAATCTATCAATATAGACAATACTGGTGTCGTTCGCCACTTTTCCATCTCTCTGATATGCACCGATCCATTTTTTAAGGATCTCAGTGATATAACAGTGGAAATGGCCGGCTGGCAAGCTATGTTTTCATTTCCTCATCAGTTTTTGGACAGTAAAGAAGAATTTGGGAAACGTATTAAATCGTCAATCAAAACGATCGACAATGATTCTGCAGCTGACTACATTGGTATTAAGGCTGTTATGACCGTCGATGGTACAGTAATAAATCCTGCGTTGTATCACGTTGAACAAGGAATATTCATTAAAGTTGGCACAAATACCAATCCT